AGCCATCGAGACATTGACGGTGACGCTCGCCGCCGAGCGCGGCGCACCGGGCGCGAAAGTGCGCGTCTATGAGGACATCGTCCAGGTGGTGAGGTCCGCGCCTCTGTTCGGGCAGTCATAGTTGCTCCTGCTCCCGTCCAAGTTTGTCGAGATGCAGGGCGACCAGATCGCGCGTGAACTGATCGCGCGCGGTCACGCCGTGGCCTGGGTCGGCTTCAACGGCGATCAGGACATCGGCATCGAGGTGCAGATGCTGCCCGGCAAGTCCCCCGGCTGGCAGAAGGCGTTCGCCAGGGCGCGCGTCGAGGCCAACGCCGACACCTTCGCGGCCGAGATTGCCAAGTGGAAGGCCAAGGTGCTTTCCGACATCCGCGCCGATCAGCCGTCGCAGACGGTGCGGGACGCCATCGCCATCCATGGCCGCGAGGCGGTGCTGGAGATGCTGGGGGCGGTGCAGTGATGGCGGACGTGATCGGCATCAGGGATCGCTCGGGCGACTTCTACAGGCGGCGCCGCAACACGGTAAAGCGCGTGCTCAACCAAGCGCGCGGCCTGACCGAGGTTCTCGTCATCGGCTTCAACGGCGATGGTGAAATCCATGTGCGCGGCTGCCCCAATGATCCGGGGCAGGCCATGTGGCTGATGGAACTGGCCAAGCAGCGCCTGCTGAACGGTGGCGGCTGATGGACAACAACGCCACCGTTCCCGACCCGGACGGCGACCAGGACGAAGACCTCCTCGCCCGCTTCGACGAGTGGGACAAGCTGATCGACGCCCATTGGGCGGAATGGGCCGAAGAAACCGAGGAAAGCTTCGGATTCGTCGCCGGCAAGCAGTGGGACGACGACGTGGTGTCCGCGATGGAGGCGGACCAGCGCGTTCCCGTCACCTTCAACCACGTCCAGCCGACCATCGACGCGGTGTCCGGCGCCGAGATCATGGGCCGTCAGCAGGTGGTCTATGAGCCGCGGCAAGTCGGGGCGTCGGCCCAGAACGAAGTGCTCAGCAAGGGCGCCGAGTGGGTGCGCGACGAGTGCGACGCCGAGCATGAGGAATCGGAAGCCGCCAAGGACATGTTCATCTGCGGCATCGGCTGGACCGAGACCAAGATGGACTACGACGAGCACCCGGACGGGCAGATCGTCATCGAGCGTGTCGATCCGCTGGAAGTGCGGGCCGATCCGTCATCCCGTAAGCCGAACTTCATCGACGCCCGCTACAACCGCTGGCGCAAGCCGATGTCCCGAGACGCGGTGCGCGACCTGGCCGCGAGCTTCGGCGTCGAGGATCTGGACCCAGACGGCCCCGACAGCAGCACGCGGTCCGATCCGGTCACGGTCGATCCGAATCACAGGTATGAGGACGGCTCGGACCAGCTGTCGGAAGACGAACTCTACGTCACCCGCTGGCAGTGGTACGAGACGGTCACGGTCCACAGGCTGGCCGATCCGACCACGGGCGAGGAAGTCGCCGTGCAGGATCCGCAGGGCGACCTGCGCGACCAGCTCGACCAACTGAACGGCGAGCGGGCCAAGCTCGGGCAACAGCCGATCCATCACGCCACCCAGCAGAAGCGCCGCTATCGCCAGGCGTTCGTCGCGGGCGGCAAGGTGTTCGGCGTCACCGACCTGGAGTGCGGCGAGTTCACGCTGAAGGCCATGACCGGCAAGCGCGACCGCAACAAGGGCGTCTGGTACGGCCTGGTCAGGGCGATGAAGGACCCGCAGCGGTTCGAGAACAAGTTCATTTCCCAGCTGCTGCACATCCTCAACACCAACGCCAAGGGCGGGCTGCTGGCCGAGCAGGACGCCTTCGTTGATCCCAGGAAGGCCGAGGAGGATTGGTCGGACTCGGCGGCAATCATCTTCATGAAGCCCGGCGCGTTGTCGGGCAAGAAGATCGAGACGCGCCAGCCGCCCAACTACCCGACCGCCATCGACAAGCTGTTGCAGATCAGCTCGACCGCCGTGCGGGACACCACGGGCGTCAACCTCGAAATGCTGGGCATGGCCGAGCGGGAACAGCCCGGCATCCTGGAGCACCAGCGCAAGCAGGCGGCCTACGGCATCCTGTCGGCCTTCTTCGACGCCATCCGCCGTTACCGCAAGGTGCAGGGGCGGCTTCTGCTGCGGTTCATGCAGCTGTACCTGCCGCCCGACTATCTGGTGCGCATCGTCAACGACCAGGGCTCGCCGGAATACAAGGCCATCGGCTCGGCCCTGGCCGACGACACCATCCGCTTCTCCGTGATCGTGGACGACGCGCCGGCCGGGCCGAACGAGAAGCAGCAGACGTTCCAGGTGCTGCAAGCCATCCTGCCGCTGCTGCAATCGGCCAACCTGCCGCCGGACGTGTGGGCCGACCTGATCCGCTACAGCCCGCTTCCGTCCGCCGTCTCCGAGAAGTTGTCCCAGGCCCTGATCAATCTCGGTCAGCAGCAGCAGGCCCAGGCCAACAGCCCCGAGGCCCAGGCGATGAAGCAACTGCAAATGCAGGGTGCTGCCGCCGACGTGCAGGAAAAGCGGGCCAGCGCCGCGCACAAGCAGGGCCAGGCCGACCTTCTCAACGTGCAGGCGGCCCAGGAAGCCCACGGCCACATGCAGACCGTCACCGGCCAGCCGACCGCGCAGGATCGGCTCGACAACGCCAAGGCGGCCAAGGCCGAGGCCGAGGCCGTGCAGACCATCACCCAACAGAACCAGCCCCAAGGGCCGGAACTCTACTGAGGACACCATGAGCGAAGCCGAAGCGACCGATTTCGACACCGAGTTCGACGCCGCCCGCGAAGCCGAGGAAGCCGACGAGGCCGGCCTCGAGCAGGAGGGCGAGGAAGCCGCCGAGGAAGAAGGCGAGGAGCCGGAAGCCGAGGCCGCCGAGGAGCAGCCCAAGGCCGTCGCGGACGCCGAGAAGCTGTCCAAGACGGTCAAGAACCTCGACCGGGCCTTGCGTGACGAGCGCCGCCAGAAGCGCGAACTGTCCGACCGCCTGGCCCAGCTGGAGGCCCGCGTTTCCGCGCCCCAGCCGCAGGCCCAGGCCGATCCGGGCGCCATGCCGGACCCCAACGCCGACCCCATCGGCTGGATGCAGGCGGCGCAGAAGCTGATCGACCGCATGCAGCAGCAGGACAGCGAGCAGGCCCAGCGGTCCCAGGCCCAGACCCAGCAGCAGCGCGAGTTCCAGCGCCTCAACGAGCAGGTGACGGAGGCCGAGGCCGACTTCAAGGCCGAGCATCCCGACTACGACGACGCCGCCAAGCACCTGAAGCAGTCGATCCTCGATGAACTCGGCGAGCTCGGCCTGGCGGGCGGGGATCTTCAGGCCGAGTTCCAGAAGCGCATGGTCGGCATCGCCCAACGGGCGCTGGCGGCGGGCAAGGACCCGGCGGAAGTCGCCTACAACCTGTCGAAAAAGCGCGGCTTTGGGGTTGACAAGGCTGCAACTTCGTTGCAGAAGATTGCGAGAGGTCAGCAGACCGCGCGTTCGCTGCCCTCCGGTGGGCGGCCCAACGGCCATCTGCCGGTATCGGAAGGCGTGAGGCTCAAGGGCGCCGCCTTCGACAAGTGGTTCGAGGCCGAGAAGCGCAAGCAGAGCGCTTAGGCTGAGAGTACGGCCTCCGGGGGCCTAAACCCGCCACGCCGGGCCGGCGTCAAGGCCCAAGCGCTTCCGGGGGCGTCCAAATCCCGTCCGTCCGGCCTCCACGTCACGGAGGTGAGCTGAACCCTCACCCTCATGACCTGGAGACAACCGGATGGCCGGTACCTCATACGGCGTGAACGCTCCCGAAGCCGTCAAGCTGTGGCGGACCAAACTCGCTCGGGAAGCGCTCAAGGCCACCTGGGTCGGCAAGTTCATCGGCACCGATGACAACAGCCTGATCCAACTCTTCGACGACACCAAGAAGTCCGCTGGCGACCGCATCACCGTTACCCTGCGCATGCAGCTGACCGGCGATGGCGTGCTCGGCGACGGCACCCTGGAGGGCAACGAAGAATCCCTCGCCACCTACACCGACAACCTGCTGGTCAACCAGCTTCGTCACGCCGTCCGCTCGGCCGGCAAGATGAGCGAGCAGCGCATCCCGTGGAAGCACCGCGAGGAGGCGATGAACGGCCTGAAGGACTGGTGGTCGGGGCGCTTCGACGTGTCCATGTTCAACCAGCTGTCGGGCTACACCCCGCAAGGCGACACCCGCTACACCGGCCTGCAAGCCACCATCGCCCCGACCTCGGGCCTGGTGGTGCGCCCGACCGGCTCGGCCGATGAATCGCTCGGCTCCACCAACATCTTCACGCTGGACCTGATCGACTCCGCGGTGGCCATCGCCAAGACCACCACCCCGGTGATCCGTCCGGTGCGGGTGAACGGCAACGACATGTACGTGTGCTTCCTGCACCCGTGGCAGGTCAAGTCGCTGCGCTCCAACACCGCGACGGGCCAATGGCTGGACATCCAGAAGGCCGCCACCATGGGCGACGGCTCCAAGTCCAACCCGATCTTCACCGGGGCGCTGGGGGTCTACAACAACGTCGTCCTGCACGAAGCCTATCGCGTGCCGCATGGCGTCAACTCGTCCTCGGGCGCGGCCATCACCACGGTTCGCCGGGCGGTGCTCTGCGGCGCCCAGGCTGCGGCCATCGGCTTCGGCCAGGGCTACAGCTTCGAGTCGGCGGACTGGAACGAGGAGCTGTTCGACTACGGCAACCAGCTGGGCGTCGAGGCGGGCTTCATCTTCGGCATGAAGAAGCTGGTGTTCAACAGCGCCGACTTCTCCACCGTCGTGATCTCCACCTACAGCAACTCGGCTGACAGCTAAGGAGGAATGAACCATGGCTGCCGCCTCTAAGGCTCGTCAGTTCCACACTCAGCAGGTTCACTTCCTGCGGACCCTGATCAACTACAACGACGCGGATGCTCTCACCCGCGTGATCGGGACCATCCCCGCCGGCTCCAACCTGCTCCGCTGCAACACGGTCATCTCGACCGCCCAGAACGCCGGGACCACCAACACTCTGTCGGTGGGCACGACCTCGGGCGGGACGGACATCGTGAACGCCACCGCCGCCGGCTCGGCGACCGCCAACGTGGTCGCCCAGGCTCCGTCCGGCAAGGCGCTGGTTGCCTCCGACACCACCTACTACGCCACCCTCACCCAATCGGGCACGGCGGCCACGGCGGGCGTCGTGCAGGTCATCATCGAGTACGTGCCGCCCCTGTGATCGCGGACCAACCCTGTCGCCGAAGGGCGATCTATGCGGCGAGGGAGGCTTCGGCCTCCCTCAAGGCCGGTGAGGACGATCTGAATGGCGACGCTGGGCGAGTTGAAAACGCGGGTCATCACCGAAACCAACCGCGACGACCTCGCGGACGACCTCGCCACCGCGCTTGATACCTGCATCGCCCAGGCGGTGAGCTACTACGCCAATCAGCGCTTCTGGTTCAACGAGACCATCGTCACGGCCATCTGCTCCATCGGCAGCGAGTATGTGCAGATCCCGGCGAACCTTGTGTGGTTCGATGGCGTCAACTGCCTGGTGGGCGCGATCAAGACGCCGATGACGCGCCGCTCGCTGTGGTACATCGAGAACCTGGCTGGTACGGTCAACACTCGTGGCCAGCCGACCGAATACGCGGTTCTGGACGGCCAAATCCGCGTCTGGCCGAAGCCGTCCTCGGCCTACACCCTGACCTTCGTCGGCCTGACCAATCCCGGCGTCCCGGCGAGCGATACGGCGTCCAACATGTGGACGACGGACGCCTACGACCTGATCGCCTACAGAACCAAGTTCCTGCTCTATCGCGACGTGCTGCGCGATGAGGACGGCGCCAGACTGGCGACCGCCGCCGAACAGGAAGCCCTGTCCAACCTGATCGCCCTGACCGGCCAGACGCTCACCTCGGGCCGAATGAGGGCGTCGTGGTAGTCGCCACACCGCCCGCCGTAGAGCCGACCAGCCCGGATTGGTTCCGGCGCTGGGTCATGCGTCTGCCGGACTTCTTCGTCTCACGCTTCGCCTCCGCCCTGTCCGCCGCCGGCCCGGCGCCACAGTTGGAGTTGACCGACACCGCGACGGTCGGCGCGACCTCCACCGTCAAGATCGCCGACAATACCGGCTCCCCCTATGAGCAGTGGGTGGCGGGCTCCGGGATCGTCAATCGCTACTACGACGCCCCCAACCATGTGTTCCGCAGCCGGACCGGAACGGAGTGGGGCCGGATCACGTCGGCCGGGCTGGGCATTGGCGTAGGCGTGGGCGGCTGGTCCAGCGACGCCGTCATGTCCGGCCAACAGGGAGCGTCGTCCGGCTGGGCCGTGAGCGCCTACTATACCGGCAGCCTCCCCGGGTCCGGCTCGCTCCTGGTGAGGGTGGACAGCACGGCGCCGGCTCTCGGGGCGTTCTACTACACCTCCTCGCGCGTCGGCTCGATCACCACCAACGGCTCCGCGACCGCCTTCAACACGACATCCGACGAGCAGTTGAAGACCTTCGACGGGGCCTATGCCGCCGCCGATGCGGTGGCGCTGATCCGCGCCGATCCGGTGCGCCGGTTCACCTGGAACGAGCACTCGGCCGCCCAAGGCGTCGCCGCGGTGGGCTGGGGCGCGCAGACCTCCTACGCCGTCTCGTCAGACCTCGCCACCATGGGCCACGGGGCGCCGGGGGATGAGGGCTACTGCCCCTGGGGCGTCGATCAATCCAAGCGCACGCCGTACCTGTGGGCCGTCATTGGCGCGGAGGGCGGAGTGCTGGACCGCCTCGACGCCCTTGAAGCCCGGATGGACGCCGTTGAAGCCGCAATCGCCGGAAAGGCCGCCTGATGCCGTCTTCACCGTCCACCCGCATCCGCGCCGAACTCCAGGCGGCAGGCGAGAACCTCAACACCTGGGGCGCTCCCAAGCTCAACTCCGTGGTGTCTCGCCTGGAGGAGGCTATTGACGGGCGCTTCGCCAAGACCCTGACGACCGACTACACCCTGGTCGCCAGCAACTACGTCGCGGATGAAGCCCGCATGGCGTTCCTCGACTTCTCCGGGTCCCCCACGTCCCCCTGCACCGTCACCGTCCCCGGCGTCGAGAAGACCTATCTGGTGCGCAACGCCACCGCTGGGGATCTGAAGATCACGACCGGCTCGGGCAATGTCGTGACCCTGCACACCGGGACCACTTCCGTTATCGCCGTGGATGCGACCAACGTCCGCACCATCGGCTCCAACGCGGACGACGTGGCCACGGCCCTGGCGTCGGCCAAGGCCTATACCGACGCGGCGACCATCGGCGCGGGAAATCTTCCCTCAGCTTCGGGCCTCTCCGACTACACCCTGGCCACCGGCCCGACCGGCGGCGGGACCAGTGGAACCCCGGCCTGGGTGTCCAACGTCAACATGCGCCTGAAGCTGGGCCTCGGCTCGGCGGCGGTGCAGAACACCGGGACATCAGGGGCCAACGTCCCCATGCTCGACGGCGCGAACACCTGGAGCGGCGCGCAGACCTTCGGTGTGGCGCCGGTGTTCAGCGATGCCGGCGGAACGCGAACCGCGCTCGGCCTCGGCTCGGCGGCGACCCAGAGCACCGGGACCAGCGGCGCCACGGTTCCCCTGCTCAACGGGGCCAACACCTGGAGCGGCGCGCAGACCTTTTCCGCAGGCATCACCGGAACCCTGACCGGCAGTTCCACCAGTTGCACCGGCAACGCGGCCACAGCGACAACGGCGAGCGCGTGCAGCGGCAATTCCGCGACGGCCACGGCCCTGACCTCGGGCGACAAGGCAATCATCGGCAAGCTGACCACGACCGGAGATCTGGTTTCTGGTGGAGCCGTCACGGTCAGCGGCACCAGCGGCGGCTTCACCGGCGATGGCGTGACGGTGAACTGCAACCAGAGCTTTGCGACATCGGGCGCCATCCATTCCGGCGGCGCGGTCACGGTGAGCGGGACGACCGGCGGCTTCACCGGCGACGGCACGACCATTACCTGCAACCAGAGCTTTTATGGCGCCGGCGACGGCAGTTTCGCCACCGTGACGAACCGTTCGGATCGGCGCCTGAAGACGGACATCCAGGATGCGCCCGAGACGGGCGGCCTCATCGACCGCTTCCGGGTGACGACGTTCAATATGGACGGCCGTCAGCGCGTCGGCGTCATCGCCCAAGAGGTTGAAGGGTTCTGGCCTGAGGCCGTGACCTTTGACACCAAGCCGTTCAAGGACGGTGAGCCCCTGCGCGGCATCAGCATTTCCGACGTGCTTTTCGCCACGCTCAAGGAAGTGCAGGCCCTGCGCCGCCGCGTCGAGCGGCTCGAGCGATGAGGATGCCTTTCGAGATCCCAGCCGGGCTGATCGCCGACGAAACGGCCCTAGCCGCCGGCCCGGCCTGGTGGGACGCGGACAAGGCGCGGTTCTGGCGGGGCAAGCCGCAGACCATCGGCGGCTGGGAACGGTTCAACGCCTCCACCGTCACCGGCATCTGCCGCAACATCTTCCCGTGGGACGACACGGCGGGCAACCTCAACGTGGCGTTCGGCTCCCATTCCAACCTGCAACTGGCCTATGGTGGTTCGTTCTACAGCCTGACGCCGACGCTGGCCCTGCCGCCGCGCGTGGCCAGCAATCCGCTCTCGACCACCTCCGGGTCGGCCGTCGTGACCGTGAACCATCCCGGACACGGCATGGCGACCGGCGACAATGTCACCGTTTCCGGCGCTTCGGCCATCGGCGGGATCACGCCCAACGGGACCTTCGCCGTGACCGTGACCAGCATCGCGGCCTATCACTACACCTTTTCCTCCAACGCCACGGGCACGGTCGCGGCGGGCGGCGGCGGCGCCGTCACCCTGGCGCCGCAGACGGCGTTTGCGGCCGGAAATATCGACGGGGTCGCGGGATCGGGCTACGGCACCGGGTCCTATAGCGGTGGCCTGTGGTCGGCCGCGTCCGGCGCGTCCACCTATCCCCGGACGTGGGCCTTTTCCAAGTACGGCCAGAACCTGATCGCCAATCCCCGCGGCGGGACCATCTATCAGTGGTTCAACGACACCGGAACGGTCGCGGCGCCCATCACCAACGCGCCGTCCCAGGTCATGTACGCCCTGGTCACGCCACAGCGACAGCTTTTGGCCTTCGGCTGCAACGAGGAGGTGTCCGGGGCCTTCAACCCGCTGTGCATCCGGGGCTCCGACATCGAGGACGTGAACACCTGGACCACATCCAGCGCCAACAACGCCTTTGAGCACATCCTGGAGGGTGGCGGCCATATCGTCGCCGCGCGCCAGGTCGGGGCCTATCTGTTCGTGTGGACCGACACGGCGCTTCACCTCGGGACCTTCATCGGCGATCCCAGCCAGACCTATCGTTTCGACCAGATCGGCGAGCACTGCGGTCTGATCGGCCCGAACGCGGCGGTGATCGGCGGGGAAACGGCGGCGTTCTGGGTGTCGCCGGACCTGAATTTCTACAAGTGCGCGCTGGGCGGCACGCCCCAACTTGTGCCGTCGCCGCTGCAAAGCGACCTGATCAACTACCTTGCCGCGTCACAGCAGGAAAAGATCGTGCTGAACACCGTCTCGGCGTTCGGCGAAATCTGGCTGCACTATCCCGACTCGCGAGACGGGACCGAGAACAGCCGTTACATCAGCGTCGGCACGACCTCCAACGCCAGCCCGGCGACGGCCTACGCAACCCTGGTCGAAGGGGCCTGGTCCCGCGGCATCATGGCGCGCACGGCCTTTGTCGATGCCGGGCCGTTCCAGTATCCGATCGCCGTCGATCCCTCGGGCGTCTCCTACCTGCATGAGCGTGGCCACAGCGCCGATGGCGGGGCCTTCTCCTGGTACATCGAAAGCGCCGCCCAGGCCATCGGCAACGGCGAACAGATGATGATGATCCGGGGCGTCTGGCCGGACTTCAAGGACCAGATCGGGCCGGTCTCGCTGACCATCTACACCCGCAAGTACCCGCAGGACAGCGACCGGGTGAAGGGGCCGTACAGCATCGCCCCGAACCAGACCAAGCGCGACTTCCTCGCCACGGGCCGGATGGTGCGGGTGCGCATCTCGGGCAGCGCCAATCCGACCTATGCCCGGCTCGGCAAACCGAGCTTCGACATCCAACCCACGGGGCTTCAATGAGCAGCATCGACCGCGACATCGAGGACGTGCTGGGGCCGCAGATCGAGCCCGAGCGCCGCCCGGCCCTGGCCCTGGTGCAGGCCGACCGGCCCAAGCCGCCGCAGGAGATCGAGTTCGAGCGTTGCCGCCAATGGCTGGAGCCCGCGCTGGATGGCGGACGCCGGACCATGGCGGACGTGGTCCAAGCCCTCGTCACCGGGCAGGCCCAGCTATGGCCGGGCAAGGGCTGCGCCATGGTCACGGAGGTGCATCAGTTCCCGACAGCCAAGGTGCTTCAGGTGTGGCTCGCGGGCGGCGACGGGGCCGAACTGATCGCCATGCAGGCGGGCATCGAGGCGTGGGCGCGGCTGGTCGGCTGCTCTGAAGTGCTGATCGAGGGCCGTCAGGGCTGGGCCAGGAAGCTCAAGCCGATCGGCTTCGCTT